GGAATCCTTAGAATCTCGTCATGCCACAAAGACCAAATCATACCAGATTCTTTCTGAAATGGCACGTTTCAATGGTCGTTATACTGGTTCTTTTGCAGGTCTTGAAGATGCTGGAACTGTTAATTTGACAGTTAAAGGACAATCTAAGGAATTTGGTGTTGCTGAAGCACTTTCTAAGGTTGAAAATGACTTCAAGAGCGCTAATAGTAAAGGTATGTCTCAAAAAACTGCTGAAATTCTTTTAGCAAATTTTGATGCAGCACTTGCAGCTTTCCCAGAAACAGGTAATCAAGAATATTTCGAAGAATTACAGAAAGAAAGAGAATATATTAACCAGTGTGTTGAAGATGGTGATGGCATTCCACAAGGTGGTTGGACTGAACAAGGTCTCGCAAGAACTACTCATTCTCGTGACGATAGCGCACTTGACGCTAAGACACTCATCAAGAATATTCAAAATTCTATCACTTCTTTCAGTCGTGGCGGTTCTAATGCTGACCTTATTAAAGACCGTATTGACCAGTTAATGGCTCGTGCTGATGAACTTACCGCAGAAGAAAGAGAAAAGGTTGAAGGTTTATATACTAAACTTGAAATTGCTGTTGGTAGAAACAGAGCTAATGCTGTTGCTTCTGGTAAGGTATCTATCTTTAAACCAGCAACTCCAGGTGCATTAACACGTGTAAGAATCAGACTTAATAATAGTAACATTAAGTTTACCGAAAATGAAGATGGTTCTCTTACAATTAAAAAGAAACAAGAAGATTTACAAGATCTTATTGGTGAATATGGTGAATTCATTACACCAGAAGCTCCTGCTGCTACAGCATCTTCTAATGACCTATGGCTTGAATTTACTAATGAAGAAGAAGCACAGATTGCAGCTGAAGAAATTTTCCCGAATGTTAACGTGACTTCCGAAGTTGATGGTGCTGTTGTTCATATTAATGGTACTCCTGCTGCATTAAGACGTGCAACTACTGCTCTTCAAACCAATGGTTTGGAAGTTCAAGTTATTGATGCACCTGCTGCTACTGTTGAAGAAACAGAACAAGTTGAAGAATCTACAGAAGTTAAAGAAAATTCAGAAAAAGAAATTATTAAAGAAAATACTGAAAAAGAAATTATTAAAGAAAACGTTGAAGTCAAAAATGAAGAAGAAACTGAAGAAGATGAAATTGATTCCGTCCTTGATGTTGCTGCAAGATTGACTGACTACGGTTCTATCTAATAGTTTTAGGAGAAAATAAAAATATGTGAACTTTTGTTCACATATTTTTTATATTAAAAAGCTTGGAATTTATCCAAGCTTTATTTTTTAAATATCAAGTTCTGTAGCAAGCTGAGTAATTTTTTCCATTTGTTCGTCAGTCAAGAATCGTTCACTATACATAAGACGGTCATATTTGTTCGATAAGACGTCTCTGGATGTGACATTTGTTCCAGCTAGTGTTTCTTCAGCCATCTTAACAAATTCATTATATTCAGTCGTTAAATCAAGCCTTTGAGGTCTATTTCTCATTTCTAAAGCAGCACGTTCCCTAGCACTCATTCCACTCTGTTTAATAGTTTCCATTCTTTGTTTGATGTATGCTACAACTTTATTACGTGTATTATTAACTGATGCATCTGGGTCATGTGTATCAGTTCTGAATTCCTGATTATTGCCAAAACCACCAATACTATCAGTAACTCTGAAATCCATACCGCCATTGAAAACATCGAACCAACCACCATTAAAAGTAATTCTGAATTTCTTATAATATTTATGATCACCCATGACATCCATTTCTCTAACAGAAGTAATACCAGGAATTGCAGTAAGTGTATCTTTAAGAATTTCTGTTCTGGATTTAAATGGACCGCGAGCACGAACAGATGCTTTGATTACTTCAGCTTCTCTCTTTGCTCTTGTTGCTCTATTAGAACCAGAAGAGTGAGTAGACTGATAACCAGTAACCTTATTAATTAATTGTTCCTTACCAAGTAATGCAATAATTTTAGCAGTTAAAGTCTTATTCTTATTAAACTTCTTTTCTACTGCAGCAGACTTAAAATCCATTTCAAATGGCCATTCAATAGTTTCTTTAAACATTAATTCTGGAAGATTATCTGATAAATTAGTAATAGATTTAAATGCAATTTCTGTATTATCGCCTTGTGGTATTGCCTTATAATCCTTGGCAGGAATGGAATCAATATCTAAATCAGTAGGAATTTCAGAAGGCGTATATGTTAAGACAATATGTTGCAAATCGTCAATATAAGGAAGTTTAAAACCAATATCAACAGTAATTGGTTGAAAGTCAACAACTTTCAAATTTTCATCAACTATTACCTTTGCATCAAGTTCAACTTCGCAATCTTTTAATTGTTTCTTAATTGTATTGATACATTCATCAACTTCAATTAAACTTGTTGTATCATTACCATCTTCAGTAACTGATTCTGATAAAAATGATGTTTTCATATATCCCTTAAAGGATTCTTCTTTAAGTTTTTCAGTACCCATTTGCTTTACAGCTTGATAAATCATATCAAGCTTATTTGCATAAGTAATATTATCTTCATCATATGCTTTTTCAATTTCAGCAGCACATTCATTGAGCCATGACTTAATTTCATTAGAACTCATTTCAGCAGGAGTTACATCTAAATTTAACATATTTTAAGCCCTTCTAATTGTTTTATAATATTTATAATTTTAGTTATTATAAATATATAAAATATTCTGTTTATTTTATTGAGATTTTTTATGTTTATCAAAATTGGTGACACCTTTAAAAAATTTGATGGATTTCAGAAGAAATCAGCTGAATCTGTCCATATAATATTTGATAATTCTGAAATTACATGCTCTTTAGACCATAGGTTTAAAACACCTGATAATCAAGACATTTATGCAAAAGATCTTAAATATGGTTCTCAAGTTAAGAATAGCACGTTTGATATAAGTCAAGTCATTCAAATAGAAGAAGTAGGAGTTAAGACAGTTTATACCCCGCTTAATATTGATGGCGCATTATATGAAACAACCAATGGAATTATTCATCACAACTGTTCATTTATTGGTTCTTCTAACACATTGATTAGTGGTAATGTTCTTGAAAAACTTGTAGAAATGGAACCAATAGATGTTCTTTTTGAAGATTTGTCATTATCAATTTATAAAAAACCAGAAGCTGGACATTTCTATTTGATGGGATGTGACCCCTGCGCTGGTGTTGGTGGTGACTATGCTTGTATTCAGGTTATCGAAATTAAAGATAAGTATCACATGGAACAAGTTGCAACATATCGTTCCAATACTGTAAAACCTGGACAGTTTGCAAGAATTATTGACCAAGTTTCAAAGATGTATAACAATGCTTATTTCATTATTGAAAACAATGATCCTGGTAAACAAGTTGTAGAAGAAATTTGGTATACTCTTGAAAATCCGAATCTTTTAAATACTGAAAAAGCAGGTAAAGGTTTAGGAACTAAATCAGATAAACGTTCCAAACTTGACGCCTGTTTAGAATTACAGAGAGTCGTCGATGCTGAAATTCTTACTATTCATGATGGCGTAACTATTGCAGAACTTTCAAGATTTGAAGAACAAACTTCAAACGTTTTCAAAGCTGCAAAAGGAAATCATGATGACACTGTTTCGGCTTTATATTGGGCAGTTTATGCTACTTTACAACCAGAAATCGATATGGATAATATTAAGATTAAAGAAGAAATTAAACAAGAAGATAATATGACTATTGATATGATGGCTGACGCGATGGAATATAATGATGATTTCTGGAGTGATTTTAAATAATGATATTTACTTCATTTTATGATATTATAAATCCAAAATTAAAAAGAATGACTGCTATGTCACCAGCAGGCACTTTTTATAATATTCTAGCTGAATCATTAAATGAATGGTTTGATAAAGAGTTGACAATTCAATTATGTGCTGTAACAGGTACAGTTACATCTCCAGCAGGTACAGCAATACCATTTTATAACAATGGTTTAAAACCAACAGCTGAATCACTTTATATAACAGCAAAAGATTTAAAAGGTTTTGCATTAATGGAAGAAAAAACCTTTCCAGCAATTTTTAATTATATAGGTAAAAAACTAGCCAAAGCGACTTTAACCTGGTCTACAACTTCATCATTATGGGCTAAATTTTTAGGTTTGTCATCTAGTATATATACAAATCCGATAGTAATTACAGCAAAATTAACAAATAGTATTTCTACAACGCATTTTTATAAATTTGGTGAAAATTTTATTAAAAAAATAAAAAATGAACCACCGGAAAATCCAAATACATTTAAAGTATTTTGGAATGAATTTGAAAAATTTTTAAAAGATGCAATGATAAAAACACCTTTAGTATTTACTCAAGCAAATGGAATTACTCCAGCAGGCGTTTTTAATGGTTCTGCAACAATAAAATTAATAACAAATCCAGGGGATAACTAAAAATGAAAAATAATAATTCATTAACTCATAATTATGACCATTTTAATTTTTGGCCACTAGATTTAGCAGAATTTCCATCAAAAGGTATATTATATCCGAAAAATGCAAAAATAAAAGCTCGTTCATTATCAGTACTTGAAATCAAATTTTTAGCTACTTTAACCCCGCAAAATGCAACAAATATTTGTAATGAATTGCTTGAAAAATGCACAATTTTAGAAAATATAGATTATGAAGATTTAATCCTCGCAGATAGGGAATTCATTATTTTCTGGATTCGTTTGAATAGTTTTATTAATAATAACGGTTTTATAATAACTATCCCTGAATGTTCTTCCTGTAAAGAACGAATAGAATATACAATTAAATTAATGGATTTAGAATTTATATATCTTGACCATAAATTTGAGAATAAAGTTTATTTACCAGATTTAGGTATCAAATTACCATTAAAAATGCCAAAATATGCGGATTCAATTTATAAAATAAAAGATGAATTTGATGAAGTATGTTTATGGATAGATACAGGAAATACAATGGAAGAAAAATATAAATTTGTTAGCAATTTAACCGCTAATGATTTTATGATATTAAAATCACATATAAATAATAATTATTGTGGCGTTAAAAAGGAATTTGAAATATATTGTCCTAAATGTCATAAAATGCACAAGGTAAAAATTGAAATAAATGATCAAAATCTTTTTAGTAATGTAGATTTATCTCAAGTTCTTGAAACTATTACTAGAATTGCAAAATATTCAAATTTACAAATTACAAATGATTGGTCCTGGGTAGAAGTAGAAATAGAACAACAAATTATTAACAAAATGATTGATGAAGAAAATCAAGCGAATCAAAAAGAAATTGCTAAGGCGAAATCACAAATGCCTTCAATGCCACATACTATGTCTAAACCTTCTACTCCTAGTATGCCACATTTTTAAAAAATTCAGAAAAAAAAATTTGTAAATTTTTATTTACAAAAAAATTCTATATTTATAAAATAATTATGGAATTAATAAAGGTATAATATGAAACAAGAAAAAGATGAAGGATATATTTCAAATAAATATTTACGAGAATTAGTCGTTAAATTTAATAAAATGAATATAAATGATACCGGCGAATGGTGTGACGCTTATGAACGTAAACTTGAAAACAAGAATAACAAAAAAAGTATTACAACGGATAAATATGAGGTTTCAAAAGAATTTATCCAGCGTAAACGTGAAGAAATAAAACAATTACATGAACGATATAAATCAATGACTAATGAAGAACGCCATAAGTTTAATATGGAATTCGAACAAGTTAAAAAAGATATTTGTAATGCTTTTATTAAAGTTATTAATGGTCGTATAATTTCATTTAAGCTTATTCAGTCACCAGCATATGAAGAAATAGATGATATTAGACAAGAAGCATTAATGACGTTATTTACATATATTAATAGATATGATGAAACACGTAATTCGAGCGCATTTGCTTTTGTTACACAGCTTATTACTAATGCATTAAATTTATATCTTTCTGAAATGAATGAAAGAAATGAAAAAGAAATCGCTGGATTAGATTTTTACGAAAATCTTAATACTATAGATGATCCATACGGAGATGATAATTAAAGGAATTTATGTTAAACGCACATACTGAAAATATCGATGGTAAAAATGTTGCAATAATTTATTGCCGTGATACTTCTGGCTGTTCTCATGTAAGACTTCGTTATAATACTGAATATATTAACGGACATGAAATGGGAATTATTCCAGTATTAATGCCATATTATACTTTTGAACCGCAATATTTAGCACATGCTAAATCTATTGTTTTTCAAAGACCAGTGAATAAAATTGATGTTGATTTACTTACAAGATATAAAGAATTACAGCCAAAATTCGGTTATAAAATTGTTGGCGAATTTGATGATTTAATTTTTTTAACTGGTGATGCAGATGAAAAGAACGACGCAGTTCCTCCATATAATCCAAGCCATGACGCAATCCATAAAAATATTAAAGAAATGGAAGAAATCATGCATAAAACTTTACCGTTACTTGATTTAATTGTTGTTTCAACACCTTATTTAAAGAAAGTAATTGAGCGCGTTTTTAATGTTTCAAATGTAATGGTTATAAAAAATGTTGTGCCGCGTTATTTGTGGAATTTCGAACGTAAGAAAAATATTACAGAAGATATAGTAAAACCTAGAGTTATTTATTCTGGTAGTCCGACACATTATAGACAACCTATTCCTAAACTTCAGCCAGGACAGAATCCTAATTTTCCTAATGGTCACCCAGGGCAACCAGGTGATAGAGGTGACTGGAATACAAGTCTTTGTGATTGGGTAATTAAAAACGTAAAAGAAGATAAAATTGATTTTTATGTAATGGGAGCTTTACCATTTTTCTGGGAAGAAATTAAAGATAAAATTCAATTTATTCCTTGGTCAGATTCACATACTTTTCCAAGAAAATTTATGGAAGTCCACGCTGATTTCAGTATTGCATCTATAGTTGATAATCCATTTAATCGTGCAAAATCTTCTTTGAGATTTACTGAAGCATGCGCATGTGGTTGTGTATTT